AACCGCATCACGCCGATGGCGGCCTGACATGAGCGGAACCTTTCCCACCACGCCGGCGCCCAGCTCGATGAGCCTGCGCTCGATCCAGCCGACACTGATTTCGGTCGCGCACTCGCTCAAGCGCCAGGTGCGCAGCCGCGGCGGCCAGCGCTGGGGTTTTGCGCTGGGCTTCCAGAATCGCACGCGCGACGAGATGGCGCCGCTGCTGGCCTTCGCCCTGGCGCAGGTGGGTCAGTACGAAACCTTTACCTACACCCCGCCGGTGATCGGCACGCCGCGCGGCGTAGCCACCGGCACGCCGCTGGTGGTCGGCGCGCACACCACCGGGCGCAGCGTCGCCACCGACGGCTGGACGCCCTCGATCACCGTCATGAAGGCCGGCGATTTCCTCAAGTTCGCCAATCACGCCAAGGTGTACATGCTTACCGCCGATGCGGTCAGCAGCGGCGGTGGTGCGGCCACGCTTGCCATCGAGCCGGAGCTGGTCTCCGATCTCGCCGACAACGAAGCGATGACCATCACCGCGGTGCCCTTCACCGTCGCCTTCGCCTCCGACGCGCACGAAGTTTCGGTCATGGCCAAGCCGGTATTCGACTGGTCCTGCGAACTGGTGGAGGCGCCATGAACAGGGGGGCGTCCGGCGCGGTCATCGCCGAGATCGGCGCGGACAAGAACCGGCCGATCCACCTGTTCGAGCTGTATCTTGACGGCGCCACCACCTACGCCACCGATGCCTTTCGCACGATGGTCTGGAACGCGACCACCTACCCGGCGCTAGGGCATTTTCTCGATTATGACCGCATCGAGGAAACCGGCGACCTGTCCATCACGCCGGTCACGGTGCAGATGTCGGGCGTCGATCAGACCCTGATCGCCGCCGTGCTGGCGCATGAGTACATCGACCGCCGGCTGGTGATCCGCAAGGCCTTTCTGTCGGGCGCGTCGGCCGTGATCGTCGACCCGTTGCCGTCGGAATTCCGCGTGGACTCGATGAGCATCGAAGAAGACCCGGACAGCGGCAAGTGCGTCGTCGCCATTTCGGCCTCCAGCCACTGGATCGACTTCGAGCGCACGCCGGGCCGGCACACCAATCACGAAGAGCAGCAGATATGGTTCCCCGGCGACTTGGGCTTCGAGTACGTGTCGCAGTTGAACCGCGAGATCAAGTGGGGTGTGGCGTGATCAATACGGCTTGCACTTCCAGCGCCCGTCATTCCAGCCCAGCGCGTAGTCGGGGTCCGTCTTCATGCGGCTGTCGTCGCGTCGCCATTTGGCTTGCGGTCCCGGTACTGGGTCCAATTGCGTCAGCGCACTTTCGCAGCCTTCCGCATGACCTGTTTGATAGGCGGGCGGCTTGTCGCGGACAGATTCACTCGCTTTTGCAAGTCGGTCGGGAACGATGCTGCATGAAGCGAGCAGGGCACACAGCAGAAAAACGGGCAAGGTTCGCATGGCAGGATATGGGCGGGGTGACATCGTCATGATACCTCCTGACGTCCTGCTGATGCAATTCGCCCGCGCCGAGCTTGGCCGGATGTTCATCTGGGGCGAAACCAATTGTGTCGCCCTGGCCTTGCGCGCGCATGACGCCATGCACGGCACGGCGCTGCACGCCACGCACCGCAAGCACATGTCCACCGCCACGCGCGCCCGCGCATGGACGCGCAAGCACGGTGCACGCGGCGTGATCGATCAACTGCTTGCGGATGGCCTGACCGAGCTCAGCCCCGCCTTCGCGCAGCCGGGCGACCTCCTGATCGGCGAGACCGCCGATGGGCAGATTGCGGCGCATGTCTGCCTTGGCGCCCGCGTCTTGTCATCCACCGAAACAGAGGGCGTGCGCTATTTGCCGCTCGCCGCCGTATCGCCAGCGCCGACTTTCGCGGCTGGCTGGAGGGCTGCGTAATGCCGGCCGCCGTTGTTGCCGTCGCTGGCATGGCTGCTGGTGCCTATGTGGCAGGCACCGTCGCCGGGCTGGCGGCTGGCTCGCTTATGTATGGCGTGGTCTCCGGCGTCACCAGCATGGTGACGTCTTCCCTCATCGGCGGCATCATCGGCAGCGACGAACAGCCGCAAGATCAGCAATCCCCCGCCGAACAAGCCGCCCGCGGCGTGCTGGTCAATACCGCCGGCACGACCGATCCGCTGCTGGTGCTCTACGGCACGCGCCGCGTTGGCGGCACGCGGGTGCTGACCGAGTCCTCCGGCGACAGCAACACCTACCTGCACGTCGTCATCGCCCACTGCGAAGGCGAGATCGACGGCGTCGATGCCGTCTATTTCGACAACACGATCAGCACCGACGCACGCTTTGCCGGCGCCTTCACGCTTGAGCACGCGCTGGGCGCCGATACGCAAGCCGCCAGCGCCGCCCTGATCGCCGCCCTGCCGTCGGTGTGGACCTCCGCGCACAAGCTCTCCGGCGTCGCCTACACCTACGCCCGGCTGACCTACAACCAGGACGTCTGGCACGGCCTGCCGGTCATCACCGCCGATCTGCGCGGCCGCAAGGTGTATGACCCGCGCGATCTTTCCACAGCATGGTCCGACAACCCGGCCCTGTGCCTGCGCGACTACCTCACCAACGCCCGCTATGGCCGCGGCATCGCCTCCGCCCTGATCGACGACACCGCCCTCATCGCCGCCGCCAACTATTGCGACGCCACCATCACCACGCCGGCCGGCACGCAGAAGCGTTACACCTGCAACGGCCTGATCGACACCAGCCGCAACAGCATCGAAAACGTGCGCCTGCTGCTGTCCTGCATGCGCGGCATGCTGGTGTTCAGCGGCGGGCTCTACAAGCTGGTGCTGGACAAAGCCGACACCGCCGCCTTCGCCTTTACCGAAGACAACATCACCGGCGCCTGGACGATCAAGCTGGCCGACAAACGCAGCCGCTACAACCGCGTGCGCGCCAACTGGATCAACCCGGACAACGAATGGCAGGCCGACATCGCCCTGGCCGAATCGACCACCTACCGCAGCACCGACAACAGCCTGATGCTCGAAGACCGCATCGAGCTGCCCTTCACCACCGACCCCTATGAAGCGCAACTGCTGGCACAGCGCCACCTGAAGCAAAGCCGCTTCGGCATCATCGCCAGCTTTCGCGCCACCATCGCCGGCCTCGGCTGCGAAGTGGGCGACGTGGTCAGCATCACGCACAGCACGCCGGGCTGGGCCGCGAAGGATTTCCGCGTGGTGCGCATCGGCCTGCTGCCGAACGACGAAGTCGAAGTCACGGCGGTGGAATACGACGATTCCGTCTACACCGCCGACCCGCTCACCACGCCGCGCACCAGCGTGGTGACCAACCTGCCCGACCCCTACACCGTCGCCGCGCCAGGCACGCCGGACGTTACCGAAACCCTGTTCGAGACCACTGGCAGCGCCGGCGTCAAGGCGCGCGCCACGATGTCCTGGGCGGCCGTCACCGATGCCTTCCACCTCGACTACCTCCCCGAATACCGCATCGCGGCGGGCGCATGGGTGGTGCTGCCGGCCACCGCCGGCACGTCGATCGACATCAACGACATCGCGCCGGGCAGCTACGAATTCCGCCTGCGCCAGCGCAATACGATGGGCATCCACTCGGGCTACAGCGGCACGCGGGCCAAGGAGATTCTTGGCCTGACGGCCGCGCCGGCTGTCGTGTCCGGCTTCTATGTCATCAAGTCGGGTGGCTTCGGCAAGGGCACCTGGAACCTGCATCCGGATCTCGACGTGCGCCAGGGCGGCTCGATCGTGGTGCGCCATAGTCCGCTGACGGTCGGCGCGGAATGGGATGCCAGCGTGGTGGTCGAAACCTTCGCCGGCAACGCCGTCAGCGGCGATCTGGCGCTGATGACCGGCACCTACATGGCCAAGGCCATCGACAGCACCGGCCACTACAGCGACACCTGCGTCAACTTCGTCGCCACCGAAGGCATGGTGACCGGCTGGACCACGGTCGGCACCGTCACCTTCGACCCGGGCTTCGCCGGCAGCCTGACCAATCTCGGCGTGATCGACAACACGTTGCGCCTGGTATCCGCCGAGATGTTCGACGACGCCGAGGATATCGACAGCAGCGAAGACATCGACGGCGGCGCGATTGCCGCCAGCGGCGAGGCCGACTTCAGCAGCGTGCTCGATCTCACCACCGTCGCCGTGCGCCGCGTGCAGGTCGCCATCACCGCGCAGGCCTTCGACGTGGCCGATTACATCGACGGCGCCGACGACATGGACAGCAACGAGGACATCGACGGCAGCGCCATCAACGATTGCGACGCCACGATCTACTGCGCCACCACGCCCGACGACCCCGCCGGATCGCCGGTGTGGAGCGCCTGGCAGCCGTTCTTCGTCGCCGACTTTGAAGCCCGCGCCATGAAATTCCGCATCGGCATGACCTCCGGCTTGCCGAGCCACGCCCTTGCCGTCTCGGCCCTGTCCGTGTCGGCCAAAGTACCCGCCTAGGAGATCCACCATGTCACAAGCCACCGCCGCCATCGCCAACATGAGCCGCTTC